CTTTTGCTCGCGCATAGGAGTCTTTTTCATAGGTTTCATAGGTTGTTTCATAGGTGTTTTACCGTACATATCATCCTCTCGACGTTGATCTATAACCATTGTTACGTTGCATCGCACCTCTCGGCTGGCTTCTCACATACGACATGGAAGGAGGCGCTTTTTCCTGCCGAATGTCACGCTCTTGCATGCGCGGCTGATCGCCGGACTTAACCATGCTTTGACTGTTCATTGCTCCTGAAGACTGGTTCATTGCACTGCCCTCAATTGTGGTTGGGCAGGTTCGCCTGCCGGAGCGCCGGAAAGGTCCATATTTGCAGGAGTTTCCGGTGTTGCTGGCGCTTGAGGCATATTGGCGGAAGCGGAGGCTTGCATTGCAGCCTGTTCCGCAGCCATAGCGTCGGCACGTTTAATGTCTTCAATCAAAGCCTCTTTCATTGGAGGCTCAATCAACTCAATGAGGCGCGCCTTGCTGATAGCCTGGGCATTGAATAGGCTAAATGCAAGTTCACGGGCGTCTTCCATAAAGATTGGGCTGTTAGAGTGAGCATCGACCTTGACAGTGAAATCAGTCGTAAACTGCGCCGCAATAAACTTGTTGCCATCCACGTCCACATAAGCCGTGTCGTCGTAAACCTGCATCATCTTGAGATACATGGTTGCGACTTTTTCCAGGCTGTCCTCAACAATCAGGGCGCGTTTTTTGGCTCGGCTAGAACCCAAGCGTGCCAATTGGCTTGCATGTCCAGCAGAACGAACGCCAGTTTCGCCACGACCTTGCAGCACGCTGACGATACCGCTTGCCTCGGCAAACATATTGTCAATCTCAGCAATTTCGCGGAACAGATCATTGGGTAGATCAGGCGAAAACTGCTCGACTTTTGCGTTAGGCATGTCGGAAGAAATCAAGCCGCCAGCACGATTAAGTGCAAAGTTCTTTTCGTCCAGGATGCCGGTAAAGCCCATAATGGCTTTAGGCGGATTAACCTGCTTGTCCAGCAATTCCAGGATTTGACCAGTGCGTTTATTGCGCATGTCTTGCAAGAAGACTAGGCGCTGCACCTCAGACTGTCCCCAATAGTAGTCATACTGAGGCGACGGGCAGATTTGAACAAAAGGCTGCTCACCTTCAAGGAATAGACTCTTGGATGCTCTGTCGTAAATGACGACGTTTGGATCAGCAATTGTGACGCAAACATAGTCATTCAATTCGTCGTCAAAAAGCCATAGTTCATACATTTTGACGGTAGGCTCACCGATGCGAGGAACATAGGTATTGGTGCCAGCAAGACTCATCATCACGTTACCGTAGATGGTCGGATTGATCGCGGAAGTCACTACGCGCTCAACGCCCTCAGGGTATTGCTTTGTTTCTTGCTCGGCATAGGAAAGACGGTTAATGATCTCGTCGCGTTTTGGATGCGCCCACAAACGTGAGTACAGTTCGCTGCGAGTCATAAAGTATTCTTGGACCATTGCCTCTTGGCGGTCCGTGTACGGCGTGTCTTCACGCAAGACGCCAAATACGCCAGGCTCAACCATGTAAGGATGAATGCCGTTGCGCCAAATTAGTTTGAGGAATGTGCTGTTATAGCAAAGTGCCCAGTTCAGGGCTTGACCGAAAACTTGATCCGCATTGCTTGCAAGCCAGTAATCATGCAAACCTTTGGTTAGCGCCGGGATCATTTTTTGATATGACTTGGGCGCGGAAGCACCAATCTCAATCGAAAATCTTGTCGTGTCAGCCGAGTACATAAAAGCACTCAGTTGATCAATGTGCGGATAAATTTTGTTGAAGTGGGCTGGAGACTCGTCCATCCCTGAACCGTGCAGATAGTAGGAACGCAACGTTGAATATGTTGCCATGCGTTCATTTTGTGAGACCAAGCATTTCTGCTTCATCTCCATGTAAAACTGTTCGCGCTCGACTGGTTCCTTTGGAATTCTCATTTCTGTATCTGTAGGTTTTCGTGATCTTTCATCACGGAGCCGATCTTAGGTCCAGTAAGCGGAACCCCCGATTGCTTCACGGTATTAAGACCGGAAACAGATTCACCAGCAATGGAATTTAAGTTGTAACCACCAAGTTCGGCAGGACTTCCCCACCGAGGCGCAAACGGATTGTTTGGCTTCGCATGACGTGGAGGCTGTGCTTCACCTTCCCTGGTAGTTTTTATGTCTCCCATCTTGAAATCCAATGCGAGTTGATTAAGCGTTTTGTCATTATGCTTTGTTTTTTCTGATTTGACACCTGGTGCCTTCAAAAAAACTACATGCACGTCTGTGCAACCAGCAGGGCACACTGCTTCACGCGATTCAAAGAAACCATGTACAGGACATTTGTAATCTTTTAATACAGCCATGTTAACCTCTCTTCTTCTTTAGCAGTTGTTCAGTTGAGTAACTCATCTTATTAACGGGCTTTACTGACAGGGAAAAGCCATCATTGCCTCTCTCTATCGAAATGCCGCGCTTCATAGGAATTTTGTATTCGCTTGACGGGTGGAAGTCCAAGTACTTTCGACCGGCTATGTCCATGCGCAAGCCTGCCTCGCCCTTCTCAAGTGCCAGTAATGCCTTGCTGAGTTTGCGTTGGCTTAGTTCAGTGATCGGAATAGACCCTTCTAGGCACATTTTTTTAAGATTTCGGTAGTCAATGCAGGCAAAACGAGAGAATTCTTCCATTGAAAACCCACGTTTTCGGTCCGCATTCATGCTTTGGATGCGTAATTCAATCTCTTTGATGGTTAGGACCTCAATCATTGGAACCCCAGTGCTTTAAGGTAGTTACCGACCTGTTTTTGCACCTGTGCCTGTCCATTACCCTCACTTTCGGCGTCTTGTACCTGTTTTTTCTCTCTTGTCAGGCGCATTTGGATCAATCTAGGCTGTACTTGCTCGGCAAAAGCAGCAGCAGCCAGGGCTGTAGCCATTACTCGGTCATCTTTAGCCCTTCCCATCGCAGCAATCGTGCCTTGATCACGCACAATACCCTTCATTTCGTCGATACATTCGGTAGAAAGCACGTTTAGCATGCCGCGCTCGAAGTAATCCTTCAAATAATTGAGCATTCGCTCCTTAGAAGAGTGCGTTGTGACCCATCCAATGCTGTTTGAGATACCAAAAGAGTCGTTTCTGCGCCATAAGTAGTGCTGCATGTGGCTCAAAACGTTGGTTAACTCACGCGCTTCATTGCCCGGAAGCGCACTAGCCTGGCGTTTTAGGTTGCGCATTTCGTTAATTACGGCTTGACCAGGACCATTGACCTCCAAATTCAACGTCGAATTGGTGTAAGCGCCCGCCAAATAGCAGATCACCCAGGCAAATTGGTAGGTATTGAGTTCGGAAGTGGCAAATTCAGCCACCTGATCCATGCCATCGGCATAGCAGCGGTACACCTGGATACAGAATCGGTCTGCCCAATCGCTTGATCCGTAGGCTGGATCAGCGCCAATGACGTAGTAAGCGGACGAAACTGGCTCTTCCCATATCTTCAAAGTCGCCAATCGCTCAGTGGACTGGATCAATTGCGTGTCTTGGAAGTTTGCGCCCATCGAAAAACGGTAAGAAAGGAACGCTTCTTTCTTGGCTGCCTTCATTGCATCGGTGCATCGCGCCGTACTGAAGAAGGAAGTGCCCGTCATTACGAATGCGTAGTCCTCTGTTGGCGGAAACTCTTGGTACATCAAGCCATCGTCTTTGAGACCTTCAAATAATTTCCAGCGCCACCAAGCAATTTGTCTGCTGTTGACCTCATAGTTGTAAATTTTCTTAATGTCTTTGGTCCATTCTTTCTCTTCAGGAGAAAGTTTCCCGTCCCAGTACACCTTGTAAATGTCCGAGTCGGGATCGGCAGAGTAAAACTGATTACGCCACCAGCCAACAAAAATGGCTTTCTGTGTACGGGCGCGTTTTGCAGTGGTCCACATGTCATGGAACATGTTGAACCCTCGCGCCGTTGACTCAAACATGTAGTAGCGCAGCGGGTTGGTTTCAGCAAGTGAGGCTAGGAGAGAAGCCAAGCCTTCTTCGTCACCCCAAGAAGACGTTTCCGTGCCATGCAGAAAAGTAATTCCTTTTCCGCGTCCGAGACCACCCTTGGCTCTGATCCCCGCGACCTGATAAAACAGTCGGCTGCGGTTTCGCAGGACCATTTGATTTCGGTTGTGGGACATGAGAGGAATTTTGTACTCTTTGGGGAGTCCATCCATGTACATTTGCAGCGTTGATCGAAATTGCTCACGGTTCTCTTCAGTGTCGGTAGTCAAGGTGCCTTGCATACCTGGGTGAATAAAATGCCAGTAGAGATCAAGCGCAAGCGAGATTGTCGTAATACCTAACTGACGACCTTTCAGTACAACAAAAAAATGTTTGTCTTCGGCTAGACCACGCGCCACTTCATCCATGACATAGGTTTGCGTGCCGAGTAATTGATTGCCCAAGACACGCATGCCCTGTTCTTTGGTTTCAATTTTTAACTGCTTACAGAAGTGATAAAACTTCGCACGGTCAAATTGCATTGCGGGGTACCTCGAAACGGACGTTACCTTCCTCTTGGATCACATTTATTTTCAACGGATTCTCAGGATTTAGGGCAACAATGGTGTTGCCTATGTGGTGCGTTTCGTAACCCATGCCGCAAACATACTCTTCCAGTTGGGCTGCGGTTTCTTTGTACCAATCAAACTGGGTCCAGCATTCGTAAACCAGGGGCGGATATTCATGTTCTTGCAAAAAGTAATTCGCGCCCTTCAAGATTTCTAACTCCATGCCTTCAACGTCCATCTTGATTAAGCGCACGCGCTTCTCGCAATGCACGTCGTTTAGGACTTCCTGGCGGACATACTGCTGTTTGCCACCGGCTTTGGCTTCAGTGGACTTTTCGCGCACCAGGTCCGACATAGACCAGGCACCAATGTTCTGATTGGTTTGGTAGTCAGGCATATCAATCCAAAAATTCTTGTAGGTGCTGCCAAGCGCCTTATTGCGCACGTCCACGTTGTACAAGTCATTCAATGCCACGTTGCCGCAGAGTTGGTAGTACACATGCTTTTGTGGCTCATAGGATATGAATTGGTATTGAGGCAGGGCTTTTGCCAGCGGGACTGTGACCGTGCCCATGTTGGCGCCAATGTCAAAGACAATGCCATCCTCATAGTTGCCAGCCAGCAAGCGGCATAGGTCAACCACACCCCACTCGTACTCGCCTTGCTGCGCCAGGTAGTTGCTGATCAGATCAGGTCCACGACGCACCATCAGTTGCCCGTGTCTCGTATTCAGTATGTTCATTGCGCCCCTTTTTTCCAGTTCCACACTCTTAGCATTTCTTCTCGCAGTTCATTCCTAGCCTGCAAGCCTCGCTTGTCTTCCACCGCACTTAGGTATTCCAGCCTGGTGCGTTTACTACGGTACCGCTTTAGAACCCAGGCGGCTTCATGCCAGCGCCTAGACTCTTCGCTGTAGTTGCCGACCTCTCGACCATCCGGGAGCGTGACGATCCTGGCTTGAGCATGGACTTGCCCACAAGCCCGGCAGCGTAAACGTTCGTCAACAACGGCTCCCCCGTCAGTCTCAGGCGCATCGTTAGGATGATCCGCCATCGCGTTCAGCCATTGCCTCTGTCAGTTTCGCTACCTCTGCTTGCAGTTCGTTAATCATCTGCGCACTTGCCGTATGAACCCGCATCAGTTCATGGAAGAGTTCGGCATGGGTCATCTTGTACACCCGTGCCATGTAATCCTTCTTGGCGTCCTCGGCTGCGAGCGCCGTAGGCGCTCCGTTGACGTGATCTAGGCTCATTCTTTCTCCACAGTGACGTCGCGCCACTCGCCCTTGATCATGTGGGTCGGTCCCATCTTGACCAGGGATTCATTGCTCCAGTACTGCTGCAAAATCTTTAAGACCTGGACGCGGGCAGTCTTGCCATCGCCAAGCGGCGTGGTTTGCTCACGCTCCACAAAACGCAGTTTGGCAGTGGGCACTAATTCGTCAGTCGCACTCATGCCACCCTCCACACACGAATCCCGTCGCCCTCTTTACGGCACACGAATTTGCGTTCTAGTTTCTTACCGCGTGTACGGTTGTAATTGCACAGCACATTCATATTCCCGCCAGGCACATGAAAACTCTCCCCCACCTGCAATTGGTCATAGGGATAGTTGTGCTTCACCTTCTCCGCAGGTATCGGTACACCCTTCGTAATCTCGTACATCGCTTCTCCTTTTTAGTCCCTTGGCGGGATTGAACTAAGCCAATAAAAAAACACTAACCCAAACACTATCAACCACGCTAAACCACCCGATAGTGCTAAGAATATAAGAAATACATTCAGTATTGCATCCATACGCCCCTCCTATGAATCTATGTGCAATATAACACATACAAGATGAGGCGCAACAGTGGCGCTGTTTAGGAAACCTGATTTTTCCTTGGGGCGGGGAGCGGAATGGGGCGCGCAAGAGCGAGACTCGAAACCCATTTGTGTCCACACTCGCGCCGGTGCCCGTCCGTCCTGGCACATACCCGGCGATCATATAGCCCTAGGCGTTACCTGGTGCCTACCTGGTGCCCTGGG